GCGGTCAGGGACTCGAACCCCGGACATCCTGCTTGTAAGGCAGGCGCTCTAACCAGAATCGGCAGGCGTTCTAAAGCCCTACCACTTGCAGATTATTTGCTGTTGCTTATTACGTTTGGCGTTGAATCCACTCTACACCACGGTAATGTGGCGTATGTGACGGCGGATACAAATAATTACTTTCTTGGTTCCCCGTTGCGCGGAATTATGTTCCGCCCGTTCTGCCGGGCCGGTCGCGCCCGATGCTCTCCTGCTCGGCGATTCGCGAGACGCAATATCGGATCGTGTTCGTTATGTCCAGACCGAGCTTTGTTGAGAGCTTTTCCAGGACCTTGAGTTGCGCCGGTGCGAACCCCACTTGAATGCGTTTGAGAGCCATAAGAGAAGGATAACGGCTCAGGAATCAGTCGTTTAGGAGTATACAACACTCACTTATACGTCATCTATACGTATGATCGATGACCCCAGACGCATAAGACGTGCGCAGCATCACGAGCCGAAATGGAACGGAGCGATTATGTTTGAGCCACAAAAATTTCAAAATGAAACTTCGCACGATCTTGCTTCACTGATCGAATTACCCAGTTCTGCCCTTGGAGAGCCGTTGCCTATCCTGGAGATGCCACGCCGCCTCGGTGCGCGTGTAGAACGGACGCCCTTCGCGGCCTCCGAACTGGAATTCGCCGATCAGCACACCATCGATCACGTCAACTGCCCGGCCTGCATCGCGCAGGACGAAGCCCTGCAAGGCGTCGATGTAGACTTCGCCACCATGTTATTCCGGGATGCCGCCGTTTATTGGATGAATCTCAGACGGCAGTCCACCAGCCTCAAGCCGCGGGCGCATGACGCGACTCAGGGAAACCTCGATGCGCTCCTGAAATTCTTCGGCGCGCTGCGGCTTTGCGATATTACGCCGGGTCACATCCGCGGTTACCAGATCGCCCGGCTTGCGAACGTGGTCCGTGTGCGCGGCCAGGAGATGCACCCCTGGAAGCGCAAGGCCGGGAACATGCTTGTGAACCATGAGATCAGCGTAGTGGGCCAGATGCTTACGCATTGCCGGTTGTGGCAGAACGTGCGCCCGTTCTACTTCCCGCTTTCGGTGAAGCAATGGTCGCCGCGCACCGTGCTCACCGAAGACGAAGAGGAGCGGCTGTTCGACGTGGCATCCCGCCACCCCGAGGCTTCGCTGGCGTACTGGGTCGCCTGCATCACGAACAACACATCGGCGGCTGGGCTTGAGTTGCGCGGCCTGCGGCTCAAGAATCTCTTCCTGAGCGCCGAAGGAATCAGCGAGATCTATGTTCCCGAAGACAGCGTGAAAAACGGTCACCGGGCGAGGAAGGTTCCGTTGAACGCGCAAGCGAAATATGCAGTGGAAGAATGCTTCAAGCGGGCGCTCAAGCTGGGAGCCTGCGAACCGGAACACTACCTGTTTCCGTTTCGTGAACTGCGCAACAAGTTCGATCCCACGCGGCCCGCGTCACGGTCGTGGCTCAGAAAGAGTTGGGATAAGCTGCGGAAGGCGACGGGGTTCGTCGATCTCAAGCCGCATGACTTGAGGCACCATTGCATCACGCGGCTGCTCGAAAACGACGTGAACCCGGAGACTGTGATCGCAATCGCCGGGCACGTCGGACGCAAGATGATGGAGTATTACGCGCATCAGCGGACGCGGGTGAAGTATGCGGCGGTGTTGGCCATCGAGCCGAAGCCGAGAAAGCGCACCATCACCGCCGCGGTTCTCAACGCGCGCGCTGTCTCCGGTTCGACGGAGGCGGCGGTTCGGGCGGTGTATCGTTGACAGGATCGCAGCCCGCGAACGGGTCTTTGGCCTCAAAGTGACACAGGAACGCGGCATTGCAGATGATCGCTGCCGTGTTGTCATCGTTGGCGTTGCCGTGTTCGATGTAGTCAAGCAAATGGCGCATCAGGTGGTTGATGCTTGCCTTGCGGAACTCAGTGCCACCGCACCGCCAGTTGTTCTCGCCATGCGTTTTGGCGCCCAACGCCAACCGGCGCGCGAGGGCGTCCATGGCGACTTTCGGGATTAAATCGTACCGCTCTTTGAGGACGGACCGTGTACTGCCGTCCTCAAAGACAGCTTTCTCTGTCTTGCAATCTGCGGGCATACTTCTCCTTTTGGTTTTGGTGCGTGATCGATTGAAAAGAAATCAGGCCGCGGCGCTGCCCTGCCAGAGCGCGAACTCCGCTTTGCGCCGGGCGGTGAGGGCTGCGAGTTGTCTCGATCCGGAGTGATCCCAGCGGAGCAACTGCAGAGCCGCCGAGCTGTACTGGCCGGAGTTGAGATCGGTCAACAGTGTCGAGGCCCCGAGCTTCCCGGCGCCCAGGTTGTATGTGAAGTCAACCAGCGCATCGAACTGGCCTTGCGTGAGCGGTACACGGACCAGGCGCAGGACGGCCTTCTCGGCGGAGATCACATCGGCGGATAGAATGCCCGATGCTTCGGTCTCGGTAACGCCGAGCGGGAACTTCTCACCCGGCATGATGCGATGGCCGTAACCGATGGTGGGGATTCCGGCCACGTCGAGATAGGTTGCGGCGCGGAATCCTTCGGAGAACTTGAGAAGAGCAAGCCCGGCGGCGCTGAATTGGAGCGAGTTCACTTGTACCTCTTTTCGTAGTAGCCGCGGTCGAAGAATGGGAACCACTCGACGCCGAAGCGGGTAATGACGCCGGCGGAGTCCTGCTTGATGCGCAACTCGACAAAGCCGACGTGCGCCTGCAGGCGCTTCTTGCGCATGAAGAGACTCTGATCGCAGGTACACCCGGCCTGCACGGTGTGAACTTCGCGCGGGAAACCGTAATTGAATTTGTGGTAGTGGCCAACGATCTCAAGCTGGGGTTTCTCGCCGCCCTGATAGCTCTCCACGCGCTTCTGGTCGGTGTAGGAGATGGCATAGGCCGAGCCGCCGCCCGGATGCACCACGCGGGCCACAGCGGCCCCAGAACCGCATTTGAGAGCAACGTCGCACTCGGCATAGCCGAGGTAATGAAGATCGTTGCGGCCCGCAGCCGTGGCGCGGCTTTCGAGATAGCGCCCGATCTCGATGCCTTCGCGTTGCGCGTACCATCCCTCGTGATCGTCGCCCGCAATAAAGTGAGTTGTGATGCCCTTGCGCACGGGGAACTTGTCGATCAGGTAGTCAAGCTGATTGTCCATGCCCGGCGCCGTGAGGAGTTCGGTTTTGTTGAAGCGGGCTTCGCCGTCCACCCAGTTGCCGGCGTTGAAGACGTGGGTGATACCCCGGCGCTCGAAGTGATCGTAAGCCGCATTGAGCACGTCGAGCCGCGCGTATTTGCTACATAGGTGATTGTCCGACGTGACGCCGAAGATATGCGTCCATTCATCGCGCGGGTTGCCTTTGATCTCGAAGCGGCCCGGTGCAAGGTTGACGGTGGATACAGCCTCGAAGACGCCGCCGGGATGCTCGGCAAGCAGGACGCCGCGCTCTTTCATGCGGCCCACCGCGCGCCGGATTGAGGGCGCAGTCATACCCATCATTTCGGCCAGATCGTCTACCGTGAGCGGAGCCTGGCGCAGGCGCTTGTGAATGTCCGCTTCCAACTCTTCGGGGGACTTCGGCGCGGGCTTCGCGGGCGCGGTCCGGTACTTGAGAACCGTCGTGTTGTGGATGCCCAGGCGACGGCCTATGGCGCGATCCGAGAGGCCATCGGCCACGAGCCGAGCAATCTGCTTCTGTTTGCTGATAGGAATCGTTTGCGGGGCCATCAGTGCCTCACTATTTCAGAGATGTGATAGAGCAGATCGGCGCAGACGGTCACTACGGCGGCAATGCGCAGAATCACCCACCACGCGCCAGCCCCGCGCTGTTTCAGGGTTTCGAGGGTATCGATGCGTTTCTCGTGATCGTCAACCTGCATTTCCAGGCGTGGAACGCGGCCATGCGAGTTTTCTGCGGTGGCGTCTCCGAACAGCTTGGTAAGTGTGTCGCGAAGATCACCGCGCATTCCGCGCACTTCGTTCGTCAGTTCATGGATGGCGGTGGTGTCATCGAAAGACATGGCGTGGCTCCCTGAGTCCACTATTACCGCAGACAGTAAAGCCCCGCTATTCACGGGGCTTTTCTGACTACTGAGATCGAGTTACTTCAAATCGCCGGTAATGTCCGAGCCTTCCTTCTCGATTGCCGCCCAAAAGGCCGGCCACAGTTTGAATGCGGCTTCGACCGATGCCACCGCAGCGGTATCGTTCTGCCAGTTGAGGCCCTTCTGTGCAGCGGCGGCTGCGATGTTCGCCGAGGCCACGGCAACAGCGGAGATGAACGGCTTCCCCGTGGTGATGGTTTCGGCGGTGTCGCTCTGCGCGTCCTTCACAGCCTTGGTGAACTTCACTTCCAGGGTGGGAAGGTAGGTAATGACCTTCTTAATGTCCACCCCGATCTTCTTGAAGAAATTTCCGATTGCCTGCAAGCTCATATTCTTTCCTCCGGTTGGTTGTTATCGTCGCGACGAAAGGGCTAGTTACTAGCCGTCATACCTTCACCGTGTACCGGGTCGATGAATCCGAGCAATTAGTTCGGGTTGCCGATGCAGGTCACTGACCATGTAGCGGAGTTCGACGTGTTGGCCGTGAGCGTGACGTTGTTGCTGCTCACTGAGTAGCTGGCATAGTAGGGCGTGGAGCCGATGGGGTTGGCGTGGCAGTCCGGCGTGGAGGTCCATGAGTGATTCATCGCAACCGTGCAGGTTGTTCCGCTGGTCATGGCGCATGTTCCGCTGAAATCCTTGGTCGCAGCTTGATTCAAGTGGTTGCCGACCACTGCGTTGTTTGTCATCGTCGCGTTGCCTGCCGAACTCACGCTGAAAGCCGCGGTGTTGTAGTTTGCGCCGCCTTCGTAGACGATGAAGCCGCCCGTGCCGGCGGTGGCGTGGTTGTTTACGACCACCGCGGTCGCGGCCTGGCTGTCGATCTCTGTGCCGCCGTTCGTGTAAGCGATGAAGGGCGACATAGGAGTTGTGGCGTTCGCGTTGCGCAGTTGGCAGGTCGTGAGGCTCTGACACTCCCATTGCCAAGTCTCAGTCGAGCCGCTGTAGAAGTTGAGTTGGCCCCACGCGCTCACGTTTCCGGCGTTGTCAATGAAGTAGATTTCAGCGGGCGTGGCGCCGCCGCTGTTGACGATGACGCCGCCGGTTCCCGCGTTGGTCGAGCCATTGATGACGATACCGCCGGTTCCGGCGGAGTTGATGACGGTCTGATTGTTGGTGGAGGATTGCCCGTTGTTCATCTGGCCGGCGTTGAACCTGTCTAGATTGTTGAGCAGATCTTTGACGTGCCAGAATTGCTCTCCGGCGGTGGCGTCGGTGAAACCGTGTATCCATCGGTATCCATAGTCGGTCTGGATTTCGGTTTCCCGCCCGCGCTCATTGCCGGTTCCGGTTCCAAGCCGCTCGTGATCGGTGATCGATACGTCGGCCTGGCTTGCATACCAGTCTCCCTTCACTCCATTCACGGTGCGATGGAAGGCGTCCCAAAAACTGTTGCGGCTGCCGTTGTCGATCAGGGCGCCAGTGAAGAATGTTCCGCCGGTGAAGACGGCGTTGAAGCTCGATCCTGAGTCCGCCTGATATTGGATGGTGGACTGCTCATTGCGCAGGCCGAGGATCGTGTTATTCACCGCGTTCGCGCCCAGGTGAAACATCGTCGAGCAGTTCTCAACGTCTCCGCCGTTCCAGGTGTTGCCGTCGCCGGCCACCACGTTCACGCCGTAGGTTCCGCTGATCGGATTACCGCCCGATGTGGGACAGACGATATGCAACCGCGTGAATGTGCTGGCATTCGTGAAATCGCCCGCCACAGAGCCGGAGAGATGCCCGGTCATATACACGCCCGCTCCGAAGCCGTTGAGCGTGTCTGAGTCAAAAGAGCCGCCCGTGTAATTGCCCGTGCCGTCGAGATAGATACCCGTCTGGCTGGCCAACTGATTTCCGTTGAGGTAGAGATTGCGGGCGTCGATCTCTTGTGTGCGGTAGAACGCGAGGCCGGTGGCCGATGTTCCCGCCGAAGCCGTGTTGAGGTTCACATTGTCGATGTGAAAACCCATCGTGTTCTGCGCGTAGGTTGTGTCGCCGACCTGGATTGCAGCGCCGTTGCCCGTGTAGACCAGGACCGTTCCACCCGCCGTCCCGTTGGCGTTCGAGCCACCCTCAAAGGCGCATCCGTGGATGGTGACGTTGCGGACGCCCGGCGCCACGACGATCTGCTGGGCCGTGGTGATGGTTGCGCATGGAAGATTGATAACTGTGTTGGGCGTCGAGATGGTCACGGGAGAGGCTATGCTCTGCGCCGTTGTACCCAGGCCGCGGCCTTCACAGATTCCGCCATACGTGGAATTGATAGCGGCCAGACAGACGGTGAGGTTTGCTCCAAAGTCAGCGCCAATCAGAGTGCTCATATCCACGGCGCCCGGCAATCCTCCGTTCGCGCCCGGCGGTCCGATTGGCCCTTGAATGCCGGTCTGCTGCACGATAAGGCCCTGCGCGACGGGCGCGTAGTTATCGAGGTCACATGTTGTGACGCCGCCGGTTGTGGAGCACCAGCTTTGGCCGCTGCTTGCGGGCTGCAGACAAGGGAACGTCCCTACCACGGACTTCGACGGCCACTGCGGAGATTGCGTGGGGTCGATCAGTTGCGCATTCAGACAAAGGTTCTGCGGATTGGTGAGGTATGTATCGGGAACGGTGACGCCCGATTGCAAGACGCCGGCGGTGACCTGAAAGCAGACTTGATTCGTCGTGCCCTGTCCGCCGAGACCGTACTGGAAGTTGATGACCGCGCCGCTGTTGTTCGTGGGGACGATGCAGAGCTTTCCGGTGAAGGTTTTTCCGGAGAGCGTCTTCGTGTTCCATGCGGTTAGATTGACGGTCTGCGCGCCAGCGGCGAAACACGCCAGCGCGCATCCGAGAGAGAGAAGTAGTTTGCGCAGTCCCATAATCCAAGCATCGGATGAAACGCAAGAACCGCGCTAACACACCCGTTAAAGAGAGATGCACTGACTTAGCAACTCAGGGTTACTCACATGGCCCGAAGCGTCGGTGGTGAAGGTGTAGTACCACGCCAACAAGCCATTTTCCAGGGCGGTCGAAGCATGAGCATTGTTGTATCCCACGTCGAGCATTCCAAGGTTGCCGAGCGGAGCGACGGACGATCCGTAAAAGAGAATCGGGTTGTGCGATCCCGGCTCGGGAGAGTTGGCGCCCGACCCCGTTGCCGCATTCGGCGTCTGCATGTTGAGGTTGGTATCCAGGTAGAAGTAGATGAAGTAACTCGTATTGGCGGCCAGACTCGCGGCGAAATTGAGTTGCATGGAGACATTCGGTATGTTTATCCACGCGCCCGAACGGTTGATGCCGCCGCCATACGGTGAGATTGAAGTGAATGTTCCGCCGCTCGACGTGACGCTTACACCGTTCATTGCCCACACCACCGAAGTGGGAGCAATGGAGTTGGGGTTGATGCCGACGCCGGTGGATGCGAATTGCCAAGTGGACGGCGTGACGCTCTCGACGCTCCCGGTAGCCAGCGAACTGACAGCAACGATCATGTAGACGCCGGTGCGGACGGTGGTATCCGTCCAAGTGGTTCCTGTCCCGTCCCACAACACTTCGGAGGTTATCCAAGTGGATGAGGCTGGGTTGAGCGTGTAGCGAATCTCGTAGTGATCGGCCCCTGCAACCGCGGTCCAACTGAGAACCGTAGTGCCGCCGTTGGCCAGCAGCCCGCTGAACCCGGTGACGTTGGCGGGCGCATTACTTGACGCCACAACCGTGATCGATGCGGTGACCGGAGTGCCGAGCAGGTTGCCCTGCCAATCGAAGCCGGTGACACGCACCTGATAGGTTGTACCGATGTAGCCGACAAAGGTGCAGCCCTGGCCTTGAATGTTCCCGATGCTCGTCCATGTGCCATTCGTGCCCGCAAGCACTTCAACCTTCGCGCCCACGGCGGTGTTGCCGTTCATCCAGCCCACGGCCACAACGGCGGAGTTGGAAGAGCCGGTCAATGTGCCGTTCTGAAACTGCTCGGTAAGACTGAGATTGGTGATTGCCGGGGTCGAGTTGGGAACGCCAACAATCGCGCCGTAATTCGGGACAACATCCTCGTAGCAGATGGAGTTGTACTCAAGCGCGCCGATCTCGAAGTGGAACTCGCCCGACCTGCGGACGCCCACAACGCGGAAGAGCTTCGCCGGTTGATAGCCCGCGCTCTGACCGTAAGCCCAGGCGCTGTCTTGCGTGGGGATAGCGGAGAACTGGCCCGCAACAGTGAGGACGGAGCCGCCCGACCCGTTGCCGGATGCGGGCGTGATGGCAACCGCGGTCACGTCGAGATTGTCGATCACGTTGAGATCGTAGAGCGTGACTACCTGGCCGTAGGCAAGCGTGGCGGGCGGGGCCGAGAGCGTGATCGCCGAGCCGCTGTAGCCGGTGACGATGTACTCCGTGCCATCGGGGCCAACCGCCTTGACGATGCGCCCGGCGGGCAGAGCCGCGTTCATGCCAACCACCAGCCCGATCACCGAAGAGATGGTCGCCGTGCCGCGCTGAATCACGGGATGCTGCACACTTACAGTCCAACCGGCAGAGGGCGCGAACACAATATCCGTTCGTTCGACGGCAAGCGTGTTGAGGGTCGATCCGGATTGCACACGGCCACCCACCGCCCATTGCGTCACATCGGATTGTACGGCAATCACCGAACCGCGACGGCAGCAGACGGCCTCGATGGGCGCGGTGATCTGAATGGTGCGCAGGGTGAGCTTGGTGCTCATGAGTTGGTAGTAGGACCAGCGCCACGCCTGATCGCGGCTCGTGCATCCAATGAGCCGTGTGCGCGTTACCTTCGGCTGCAGGCCGGAGTTGATGTCCGCAGCGGTCATGACGGAGACGGGAAGGTCCATGCGGAAATCGCGGGCCGCATCGGCGAAGTCGCATTCGATCAGAGTGCAGCGGTCATCGAGGGCCAGCCACATCTCCTGGAAGCTGTCCTTCGTGGTGTTGCCAACGGTGAAGAGTTGAACGGGATCGGCAGGGCCGTCGATGATGACCGTGTAGTTGTTGCCTATCGCATAGACGGACGCGCGGCTCATGTTGCCGATGGTTTGCAACGTCTTCCACACATCCCCGGTCTGATCGAAGACGCCGCCGAAGATGTGCCGACGCACCTGGGTTCCATCCTGATTCGTGACCAGTTCGTCGTTGAAATCCGCCCATGCCTGCAGCGCGGGTACGTCGATATTGGCAAGCGGTTTGGCTGCGCCGTAAGTGGGGTTGTAGAGCACGTCATAGGCGACGATGGCCGGGTTGTCATGCTCGTAGGCCGCCAGTTGCGGAGGGATGGCTGTATCGACGCCTATGTCATGGACAATATCGACCATCACCTGAATATCGGCGCCGCTCATCTGCGAAGTGGCGAGAGCCTTGACGCCAACGAGGATCATGTTCGGGTAAGAGAGGTTCGACCAGAAAATCTCATTGATGTTCCACAGCCATCCGTCACAGACGTGCTGCGCATCGGTGGAGTCGGCGTAGATGACATTATTGTTGTTGTCCTGGCAGTAGCCGATCTTTTGAACCTTCACATCCCATTGGCCCGGCGCAAGGCCGTAGACGCTCACGGTGTCGAAGATGGGAGAGAGCGTGTCGTTCTCCACAACGCGGTAACCTTCGGTCCAATTGAGGACGCGCACCTGATTCATGTTCGGGTCGCAAGGTTGCCACTCTCCGGTGAAGGTTGCGGAAGTGGACGAAGTTGAACTGTCCATGTTGACAACGGTCACGGTCTGCGTTCCGGTCCAAGGATCGCCGGGCTTATGATTGTTGCCGCTCACGTCTTCGTCGTAGACAACGCCGCTGCCTGCGAAGCGATCGGTAGGAATCACAACCCAGTTCGGCCAGGTCTGCGTACCGTTCGTGTGCGTGATGGCAATCGTCTCGGTGTCTTTGGGGAACATGGGCGAGAACCAATTCGATGTGCCGTGGGGAGCAACCTGAATCTGGTAAATGAACTTGAGTGGAACATAGTTGCCGTCGTTCGTGACGCGGTAGAGGCCGCTGGGGAACTTGACGGTAATGTCGAGGCCCTGAATGTTGGTTCCGGTTCCGGGGACAACGACCGGGCCACCGTAGACGAGCAGATCGACTTCCTGCGGATAGCCGTTGACGGTGCGGTCAAAGCCGTCGATGGGCGTCTGATCGTTCGTGCCCAGGCGCACCTGATAGCTGCAATTCTGGAAGCTGCCGATGGGCTTTAGGTTGATGCGCGGATTGGAGACGCTTGCCGCCGGTCCCCATCCGTAGCAAGTGAGCACGTTGATATAGGCGTCTTTGCCGTCGAAGTTGACGTAAGACGAGATGACATTACCGCACCAACTGAACTTCCCGTAACCCTTGGAGATCGGGACGCCGGGCTGCGCAAGGCCCTTCGGCCCGGTGGGATCGTAGGTTGTGGAGTATTGCCCCGGCCCCGGCATTCCGGGAGAGAGCGCCCAACTCAAGAGCGATGAGCCAACCATCGCAGCGGTGGCGAAGAGAGCCGTGACGCCGGATGCGCCCAGCGCGCCGATCAGCGCGGGGAATGCGAAGAGCGCGGCGCCTGCAGTGAGCAAGCCCGCAACCGCGCCGGCCAGCACGATCAGCAGGCCCATCATCTCTTTGCCGAAGCTTCCGCCCGCCACGCGAATGAACAGGACGATCTCCTGCCCCGGCTTTACGGCGGTACACCATATCTCGCTGTCTGCGATGCGTTCGCCGTTGAGGCTGCACTCGTACTCTTCGGGGTTGAGACCAGCGCGGGTGACGATGGCGCCGAGGCTCTCATTGTCAAACGGAGAAAGGTCGAAGACGCGCCGCTCTTCGAGGCGAAAGGGATTGCGGTTTTCGATGATGCGAACGGGGCGCGTGGTGAGAAAATGCGCTACGTCGAGGGCGGCGGCTGCGGGCTGTACAGCTTCAACAATCGAGACGTTGGCGAGAGCGCGGTCTAACTCTTCGCCTGTGTATTCGCCTGTGTATTCGCAGCTTTCCATCGATAGAAGCCCTCAATCCGAGCTTGCCATGGAAAGGAGTTATACCGCTCTCTTACTACCTGTCCGCAATCGGGGTGCGCGTGGATCATGTAGTTATCGCCGCAGACAACGGCAACGTGCCACTCCGGATCGACTGAGTGGATGAGAATGCCGTCGCCGGGTTGAGGATCGGTGACCGGCTCCCAGCAAGCCATGGCGGGAACAAGCTCACGCGCGTGGCTTCCCCATGCGGGGATCGGATAACCCATGCGGCGCTCGACCTCTAAGAGAAGGCCCACACAGTCATAAGCGTCGGGACCGCGCGCGCCTTTACGAAAGGGTTTGCCGAGCAAGTCAAGCCAGAGGGATGCAGGCAGCGTCTTCATTTAGTTCTGCGCCGCCAGCACAATACCGTTGGTTCCGATGCCTGGGAAGCCGCCGAAGCGGGTGGCGTTGTTGTGAACCACGCATCCGTTGGCGCCGTTGTAGGTGCCGTCGCAGTTATTCAGCGCGCCGGAGTAGAGGCATTGCGCGCCCTTGTACTTCGAGACCCACATGCAGAAATTGGCGCGGTAGAGAAAGCGCGGGAAGAGTTGGCGCATGGGAGACGGAGCGGAGAGCGATAGCGTGGCCACCGTCGCCGTGCAGGTTGTCTTCATCACCGTGCTCGTGATGGCAAGGTCGGGTTCCCCGGCGGGATGCGCGGTATTGTAGACGTAGATATTGGCCGTGGCCCCCACCACGCCGGCGTACTGCTCGATGATGCCTTGCAGAATGCGCATGGTATTCGACGCGCGCAGGATCATGGTGGGCAGTTGCGCGCCACCCGGCTCTTCGACGGAGAGTTCAAAGTTGAAGGGCTGGTAAGTCTGCGGGCCGTTGCCGTCCCCGGCGTCGAAGGTGATGGGATCGACGTTGCGGGCCAGGCGAAAATGCTGTCCACTCCAGATAATGTCGAGCAGCAGAATCCACGCATCTCCGGATGCGAGCTTGGACTTGTCACGCTGGGCCGCTAGAGAGAGAACGGCCATGGGAGAGTAACCGGCGGCCACGCTATACCTCCGTCAATTCAAAGTTGACGCCGTAGACTTTCTGCCCGCCGCCGTAACCAATGTCAGAGAACTCCGGGAGTTTGGTGAAGCGGACGGGACGCGGAAGGCAATCGCTGCCCGCCATGCGCCCGTAATACTGAACCGGGGTCAGTAAGGCGCAGGCTACTTCGTCCATGAGGATTGAAGCGGAGCCGTCGAGGGTGATGGTTCCTGAACCGGGTCCGGTGAGATGGCCGAGCAGCCGCACCTGGAATGAGACCGCGCCGGCGGGGATGGTGAAGGTAGTGAAGTAATCCTGCCATCCGGCAACCGAGGTATTGAAGCCGTTGCCCGATCCGTTCAGAGAGGATTGGTTGCCGTTGGCGTCATAGGTGAACATAGCCGCCGATCCCCACAGTGTGGCGGCGCTGGCCAGCGAACCTTTGGTGGGCTTGACGCGGGCATGAAAGAGATAGGTCTCGCCGGGCGTACAGGGCGTCGTCACGTTGCTGTCTACCTCGGCGACGACGGATTGATTGGCGGTGAGCACCTGGCCCGCCGTGGTGCCAAAGCAGAGCGCCTGCAGGCCGTCTTCCAACCCGGCAGTTGCAAGAGAGACAGGGAGAGCCGCCGCGGGCGCGCTGCCCTGATACCAGCCGAAGGCAAGAAACGCGGCACTGGGCGCGGGAAACTCGAAGCTCCCATTGGGCAGGAGATTCGGAAAGAGAAAGCTATTGGAGCCGCGCGCCGCCGTGACGCGCTGGAAGTAATCGAGGACGCGCTTGTCTTCGGCGACCAGGTTGCGGACGTTGACTTTCCAGGTATCGCGGGCGCGTGTTCCGCGGGGTCTTGTGGCCACATCGCCGCTTTCCATCGGATCGCGGATCGTGTCATCCTCGGTACTCTTCGAGGAATCCATCGAAGGTTGGCGCGAGAGTGATGGGAAGACGAGCGGGAACGTGGCCATAACTCAACCATGCGGCGCTTGTGAAAATTAGCGCAAAGTAGAGAGATGGAACTCAAGGCAACGGTGGACGTGTCAGCGGCGGTGGCTGGTCTGGACGATTTACAAAAGCGGCAGATCCCGTTCGCGCTGGCGAAGACGTTGACGGGATGCGCCAAAGTGGGGCAGGGGAAGGTGCAAGAGGGCCTCGGGGCGAAGTTCACCCTACGCAATAACTTCACCCGGCAGGGCATTCGCATCAAGCCGGCCAGCAAGAATGGCGCGGTGATTGAGGCCGATGTTCACACCGATACCGCGAACCGCTCGACCGGCGCGCCGGATTATTTGCTTCCCCAGGAAGAGGGCGGTGAGAAAGTTCCCCACGGCGGTCATGAATACCTAGCTGTGCCTACGCGCTATCTTCGTCAGATGGCCCCAGGCGCGATCCCGGTGGAACTTAGGCCGCGCAACCTGTTGGGAGCAGTGGGAGGCCGCTACACGGCAATCACGCGCAAGAAAGGCCAGATTGCGCTGCGCAACCAACGGATCGTGCATGGGTTCATCTTCTTTGTTCAGGATATTCGGGACGGCCACAAGGCGATCATGGGCAGGTACATGACAGATCGGGAGGCTTACCCGTTCTATCTGCTCATCCCCGAAGGTCACATCAAACCACGGCTTGAGATGCAGCAGGAAGTGGAGACGGCGGTTCGGGCGGCTTTCCCGGAACTATGGCAAGAGACCTGGCGTTCCATTATGGCAAAGGGGCTGCGAATCACATCTTGACGGATGGCGGGTGTGGTAGACTGCGGTCGCATATTGCAGGGAGAACGTATGGGCTGCCTACTCAAGGGTTTTGGAGTCGTTGCAATTCTTATACTTGCCTTCGCGCTGATTGGTGTGATGGTCAGTGGCTCATCGCGCCAGCCATCAGCACAAACCCACAGAGACACAGGTCCATCATCCTGCACTGCCGACGATTTCTCGCTATCGAAAACCAAGGCGAATACCGAATACGAGGAAGCGAAACTCACGGGCATCGTAACAAGCCATTGCGCATCCGCCGCTGGAGTGCAACTCAAATGGACCGCGTTCAATAGCGATGGCACCGTTGCGTTCTCTTCGGATTTCTGGCCGGCAAGCACGACCAACATTCCACCGCACACAGATTATCCGTTCGAGATGATGGAGTCGGCCCCGCGCGGCAAATGGACATACCGCGTCGAGACTATCAGGGTGAACGTGTGGTGACTGTTAGGCGAGCATCATGAGGCCCGCGATTCCCTGGGCGACCGGGCCATTGGTTTCAAGTTGCTTGAGCATGATCTGAATGACCTGTTGCTCCCCGCCGTCGCCTCCGGACTGTTGCGTCTGACTGACCTGCATGGGCGAACCCTGATTATTGAGAACCACCTGAATGCCGCCGGAACCGCCCGCAGCATCCCCCCCGCCCATCTGCATTGCCGAAGCCGCGGCACTGGCGATTGTGCCCGCGCCCGAGCCGAGTCCTCCGTTTGAGGTTGTGCCCGCGCCCTTGTGTTGAAAGAGGCCGCCGAGCAGCCCCAGGCCGTCACTGAGCAACCCGCCATGACCTTTAGGTGTGCCTTTCGACCCATCCAAGCCTCTTCCGCCGCTACCAGAGGAATCCCCGAAGAGCGCGCCGAAGAGTTGTCCTTCCGCTGCCTGCCCCAGGTCGTTGAGCAGGTTGGACCGCATCTGCTTCCATTTCTGATCCCACCGCTCGGACATATTGAATAGAGGATCGAAGACGCCGTGCGCGAATTTCTCCGCTTCGCCTTTGGCTTCCTTCGTATCGTCGGTGGTCCACCTGGCCAGTTTCACATCGGGATGCTGCGAACCGAATATGCCGCTAATATCCGGCGCCTTGTCGAGTCCCGACGTGTCAATCGGCTTTGCCATCTCGGCGGCGTAGGCGTCCGCTATCTGACGCGCGAAGGTCGCGCGCTTGGCATCCAACTCCACCAGCCTGCCCTCGATCTCAAGGTTCTTTGCTTGTAGGGCATTGAGCTTCGATTCTGTCTCGATGCGATCCTTGCCCGTCTTGGCTTCGCCGGATGCAAGGGTGTTCATCTGATCGGTGAGGGCTGTTCGCTCAGACATAAGTTTGGTGCGCTCGGCGTCGAAGGCCGCGTTCTGATAGGTCGCTTTTTGGGTGAGATAGTCGGCTTCGGAAACGAGGCCCTGCTTGTGCATCTCATCGAGAATGGAAATCATGGTTTGGGCATGAACGCGGGCGCGGGTCTCATCTAGTTTGGCCCCCGCATCGGCAAGCTGGCGCAGACTATCATCCAACGTCCTCTGCGCGGCCACCGTGCGAGGAGAAGTGCCTCCAGAGCCACCTTCGCCCGTTGGCACAGTACCAGCCTTTTTCACGCCCGCATCGCTGGGGGCTGAATGGGCGGCCTTTTGGAGTTCCACGAGTTTGGCAGCGGCGTCAAGTTCAATATCCAACCCCGGCCCAGCCGATCCAAACATCTGTTGTAGCGCGGCGCCATACATTCCCTTCATCGTTTGGCCCGGCGAAAGGCGCATCATTTGAATAAACCCCGAGGCATCCTCGGCGAGTTTTGTCAACGCGGGCGCAAGTGAAGACGTGATCTCAAGAGCGAGACCCGCAAAAGCTCCCTTCATCCCGGTTACTGCCTTGTGCATCTCTTCCATCTTGGCAATACCGGACTTATCCCACACGAGTCCGAGGGATTCAGCCTCGGCCTTTTGCTCTTCCAACTTGCCGCCGAGGGAATCGAGCACGGGTATCAGTTCGGAACCCATCCGCGCACCGAATATCTTTGCCGCGGTATCGCTCTTAACAATCCCATCTGGCATCTCATGGAACTTGTCAGCCACCAGAGACAGGACGCCGTACATATCGTCGCCCTTGGCTCTCAATTGAGCCACAGAGATTCCGAGTTGATTGAAGCCTGCAGCGGCCTTTTTGTTTCCGTTGTCAGCTTCATAGGTAGTGACGGCGAGTTTTTTGAAGCCGCGGGTTAATACCTCGAAGTCAACTCCGGTGGACTGCGCGGCGTATTTGAGTATGGAAAGATTCTGAACCGAGATCCCGGTTTGCTGAGAGAGATGGCCGATTTGTACGCCAGCTTCCATTGTAGAAGCAACCATCTCTTTGAAGCCGCCAACGATCTCTCGGAGTCCAATGGCGATACCGGCGGTTTGCAGGCCGCTCTCGAGTAGCTTGCCAATGTCGCCGAGGGAATCGGAAGTCTCTTTCGCTTTGTCCCGCGTTTCGTCGAGATGCTTTTTGACCGCGTTGAATACTTCGCCGGTTTTGTCTTCTCCGGAGACTACAACGATCACGCCGCCTTTACTTGCCATCGGTCACCACCTGATTTGATTTTGCCTTGTGTGCGGCGAAGAATGCTCTTGCGGCGCTGTCGGAATCGGGGAAGGCCATGGCCTTCGACTTGCGTTTCTTTGTGGGCCGGGCCAGCAACTGTTTGGGTGTGAGCGGCTTTTCGCCCTTGGGCGTGTAGGGCAGCAGAATCAGGTGGCCGAGCCAGGCGGACTCCGCATGAGCGCGGCGCGCTTCCCTCTCGGCGCATTCCCTATTGCCTCGCAGGATGAGCACCAATTCGCTGTAGAGAAGCCGGTAGAACTCAGAGGGCGCAAGGCCCATCTCGCCGCAGACGATGCGGAAGGCGTCTTCCCACGTCCATGGCTTTGAAGCCTTGCGCGCTTTCTGCCCCGAGCCTACGCGCTTACGGCTGGGGCGGGCGTTTCCCCCGCGGGATCGTCTCCGTAATACTGATTGAGCGCCTCGGTGATGGCCAGCACGGCCTGGGTGACCCACTTGCGGCGGGTAAGCAGCGCGCCCACGTCTTCGACGGTCAACGTCTCATTGCGGCGCGTGGCGTCGTCTTGCAGCGCGGCCCACAGGTAGAGGCGAAGGTTCTCGACATTCACGTCGAGAGTGCGCTGAATCTTGCCGGTCTCGGGGTCCTGTGTTTCCGCAATCGTCTCCCACAGGCTGCTGTCTTTTCCGCCGGCGTTGCGGATGAGGATTTCGGTATTCAGGTTGAAGGCCAGTTGGCGGCGACGGTCGAAGTCAACGAAGATCGGCTTTTTGAAGATCACTACGGAACCCATATTTACCTCAGTTGTCAGTGGACAGTTGTCAGTTGAAAAAATGGGCCGATCTCCCCCGAGACCGGCCCTCCCTCAAAGCTGCCGCGCGAAGGCAATGAACACGGCAGCGCCCTTGAAATTTACTGAGTGACGACGGAGAAGGCGCCTGCGCCCTTGAGCGAGATACTGACGCCCTGCAGGTCGTTGTTCTTTCCGTCCCACTTGAAGTCGGTCATGATGACAGAACCGACGTAGGAGTCACAGCCGGACGTGTCAACCTGCTGTGGGAAGAGCGTGATGGTCAACGCGGTTCGAGAGAGGATTGCGCCGAGCAGATACTCCTGAGTCGTGTCGCCCGCGATGTAATCGAGCTTCGCGGTGGACTCGAAGTCGAGCAGGCCGGGCATACGGCTCTTCCAGCCGCCGCCGCCGTGATCGGTGGCGTCCAATTCTTCGGCCTTGAATGCGCCGTCAAGCTCCTTGAGGCCCGCGACGGTGGTCATGATAGCGGCCAGGGGCGTTCCGGTGATGGCTCCGAAGGCGGTGGCGTTGACGGCAACCGAACAGGTGTTATTGGAGACGATGGTTGCGGTGACCTGCACACCGTTGAGCGGCGCCCACGATCCGGTAAAGCCGGTGATGACGAGCAGGACAAGATTGCTTGCCGACAAGCCAGTACCCACACCGGCAATGGTGAGCACGGTGGGGTTGGCGTTGGTTGCGGCGGTGATGGCCACGTTGGCGGCGGCATAGCCAAGCTGCGCTTTGTAGCCTTGCAGTTTCGTCGGGGTCACAGTGTCTCCTTAAACATCCCACAGATATGGACCCATCTGCGGGAGCCCTGTTACTTACTGCGCGGTGAAGGTGAAAGCGCCGGCTCCCTTGAGCGAGATGCTTACGCCCTGGAGATCGTTGTTCTTTCCGTCCCACTTGAAATCGGTGATGATGACCGAGCCGTTGTAGGAATCGACGCCCGAGCCGGTGCCCTGGAACGGGAAAAGGGTGATGGCCAGCGGGGTCCGGTTGAGGATGGCATTGAGCAGATACTCCTGCGAGGTATCGCCCGCGATGTAATCGAGCTTGGCGGTGCCCTCGAAGTCGAGCAGCCCGGCCATGCGGTTTTTCCATCCCGAGCCGCCGTGATCGGTGGAATCCAGTTCCTCGGCCTTGAAAGCTCCATCCACTTCCTTGAGGCCCGCGACGATCTGGAGGGTCACATTCATGTAGCCCAACTGGGCTTTGTATCCCTGCAACTTAATGGGAGTGATGACGGGCATTTCAAATTCCTCCAGGCCCTACGAGGCCAGATAAGTCTTGTTGACCGTTGGGTCGTTTCTTCCTACTGCCACTTCAACACGCACCGTAACATCCACGCAAACCTGATCGGAATTCGACTTATCGACGTAACCGATCTCGATGTTATCGATGTACGTGTCACTGACGAGGCCACCCAACGTGGGGTCATGGCAGATCTGCGTCCATGCCCACACCACCAGCGGATCGGCGGCCAGGTCAACATTGTTGGTTGCGGCCACATAAGCACGGACAGTGAAGGTGGCATCGATGTTGACCGAATCGTGCGCGGCGTCGGCATACTTGCAATCGATCTTCGTCGGGAAGAGATTGAAGGCGGTTTCCGATGCGCCTACCATCTCGAAGCGGGCGCGCCATGCAGCCGCCGGCGAACCTGTTGCGTTGAGCGCAGCAAGGATGGCCGTGGCCGCTTGCGTCCAGATTGCGACTTTACCGGCCATCAGAGCCACCGGGCCTTTCCGAAGCACTCGCGGGCGCCTGCCGAGATCACGGATAGCTTGACGCGCAGGCGCTTGCGGCTTTCGATGGCTGCAACGCAGATGCCAACGAAGATGATGAGACGATCAGCGAAGCTCATCAGAACGCCTCGCTGTACGCATCGTCGGGAACGGCGGGCTGGGCGTTGGTTGGCTTGTCGAGCAGGATCAGTTCATTGGCGATGATGGTTGTCTTCCACCGCTTGACTTGGTGATCGTCTTCCCAGCTTGACGTGCGCAGGCGACCAGTTACGAGCAGCATGGAGCCTTTGTGCAGGTATTGCTTGGCTACGTCAGAGAGCTTGCCGAAGAAAGTGACGGAGTGCCACTCGGTGTGATCGGCCCAGGTGTCACCGCGCTTGATTCTCTCGTTGGTTGCCATGGAGACCGTCGTCACTGACGTTCCATTCTGCAGCGTTCTGGATTCGGGCGGCTGGCCGATGTTCCCCAGCAGTGTTACGGAGTTGACACTCTTGCTCATAGTTGGCTTCCTTTGTCGGGCGCAACATTCTGTCGGTTAAGAGAAACGGATTGGTGGTTACCACCCCACCGACGAAGACCTGTCGTTGGGGACCCCGGTTGGTTTTGCTCATGACGTGATCGGGCCTTTCAGGATGATTTCCATGAGGGACGGATCGTGGTTGGGGACGAGCGCCTTGACGGTGTAATCGCCCGCGACGAAACCGGCGGGCAGGTTGCCATTGTCGGCAATGGAAACGGTGTCGAAGGGTTTGGGGCCTCCGTTGGCCGGTTGCGGGATGTGCAGGATGTACTCAACCTTCTCGAAGCTGCCAGGGCCGTCTCCGTGGTGAAACACATCGCTGTACACATCGATCACTCCGGAGAGAGTGCCGCCGTTCCATGCGACGGGCACACCGAAGTCAGCGAAGAATACCGGGAGGTCCTGATCGCCAAAGGCCACTTACTTCCCCTTCGCCGAAACCGGCGCGACGTAGAACTCCGCCTTGTGGGCCATGATGAGGGCGCGGGCGTCTTCCTCGGTAACCTCGATCACGCTGCCTGTATCGACATGCTGGCCCATGAGACGGGTGGAGTCCAAGATGCGGACGTGAGCCGTCTTGCCAGGCGTTACCTTGATAAACTCGACGGGCATGGAAACCTCTTTCCTTTGGGTTAAGCCTTGCGCCGCATCCCCGGTTTGAGATGCGGCGCAAGGCGTGTTGTGCATTGTTGCGGGTTGTATGTCGAGCCGCTCGGATTACAGGAGCGGGTTGGCGTCGGTGATGGCCGAGAAACTCTCCGGGTGACGGACGTTCACGTCGCAGGTGTCGAACGTGGTGACTTCGATCATTCCCTGCTTTTTCAAGCGGTAGGGGTCAACGATCACTTCGAGCGCGCCCCACTCGCCGATGAGCAACTGGTTCCACACGCCGAAGAGGCAGGAGTGAAGGGCGGGCGCGGAACCGACGATAGGCATCTGATTGGAAACCTCTGCGCGGTATCCGTTGACTTCGCCGTCGTTCCAGACCGGCAGTGCGAGGGTGTTGGCCAGCTTAGCAACCTGCTTGAGCTTGCCGCGCATTCCCGCCGTGGTGAGATAGGCCATGGTGCCAATGTCGGCGTTGGCCGCGGCGACCTGCGTCTCCTGGAGAACGAACGAGGCGTAAGTCAGCGCCGTGCCGCCGGTGGCCACAGAGCCGATGCCAACCTGATTGAGAATGCCCTTGGGCTGGTTGGCCGCTCCGGTTCCCGCGATGGCCGCCAGGTCAATGGCGTGGGCGACAATCTGCATCAGGTCATTGCGCACCAATGCTTCCACGTCTACCGAAGACTGCAAGAGCAGCTTGCGGGAGAAGCTCGTGGAACTCTGCAGGAGCTTGGGAGTCATAGTGATCTGCGCGAAGGTGAGGTTGGAATCGGCAACGTCGGCGCCGGGGTTATCGGCCACCCAGGTTGCGGTTCCGGCGGACGCCTGCTTGGGGAATGCGATGGTTTCGGACAGGCCCGAAAGAACCGTCGCGCCGAGCGCCCGCACCATCATCTTGTTGCGGAGCAACTCGATGAGGGACACGTACTCGGTGAAGATGGCGTTGAGACCGTTGCCTGCGGTGTTTGCGTCGAGGCCGCCGCGCTGGCTCATGCCGTACATGCCCCGCGCGTTCTGCTGGCGCTCATTGTCGGACAGCCGCATCTTCACATCCATGGGAACAAAGAAACCGTCACGGCGGGCGGTGCGTCCCAGCTTGCGGCTGAGGTCCTGGCTCACTTCCAACTCGAAGCAGTTGCCGCCCTCGGCTGCGGTGTTGAGAGCGCGCAGGATGGAGTAGTTTTCCTTTTCGCCGTCAGAGAGTCCGGCAATGTTGAGGTTGCGAACTTCGTTGGCCTTGGCATCGGCAACCTGCGCATCGAGGACGTGGCGGCGCACCGCGTCGGCCCCGGCGCCTTCGTTGACGAACTTCTCCGCCTGCTCACGGGTGATCTGCTTGGGATAGCGTGACGCGAGGGCGTTGATTTCGTTGACGCGGGCGCGCTCGGCCAGAATCCCGGTGTTATTGCCTACCTCAACCGCCGGCGTACCAGCGGAGGGCACATTTTCAACAGTCATGCTACGTTTCTCCGTATTCTCGGCCTGGGCCGGGTTGATGGTTGAAGTCTTCAACTTGCGAGACGCTGCACATCGGCAGTTCTCGTCATCGCAGTCTTCGTCGCTGCAGTCCGCGCAATTGCCGTCTTCACATTCGGGGCAATCGCACTCGCACTTATTGTCGTCACGCTTACCGCCGAGGCAGCGCGCGGGATAGACCGGCGTACCGGCGGCCAACTCGCGGCCAATGCCCACGGTGGGATCGGCGGGGATGGGAACAAGAGAACCCTCGACCGGCTCCCAATCGGTGATCCGGTACGTTGAGTTGCCCTTGTCATCGCTCTTGACAAGCTCGTATTCGTGGATGATGTAGCCGCCCGAGGCATCCACGAGAATCCCGTCTTGCACGTCGCGGAACTTCTCTTCGGCCAGGGCGGAGTTACCGAAGCGGGCGGTGACGTTGAGCTTGCCGTCCTTGATTCCATAACTCTCGATGCGGCCAATGTGCTGATCGGTGGAGTGGCCGAAGAGCAGAGGAATCCCGCGCTTGAGGCGGTCCTGCCGGACGGACTTGGGAGAGTGGTCAAGAATCTCACTACCCCACCAGCGCTCGACGGGCTGCTCAGAGGTCAACGCGAAGGTGACGGTGCGTTTCTCAGCATCCACACTCTCGACCGTGGCCGCCCGATGAAGGATCGGCAGAGACGCGGGGATTTTCTTTTCGGTGCTCATAACTTGACGTTGCGCCGGAACGGAAAAAGCCCGCAAATTGAGCGGGCTTTTTATAGATCAGAGATCGGGTGGCAGTTATGACGCGAAGTACATGACTTCCTGCTGCAGGCGGCGCGCGGCGATTTCGCAATACTTCTCTTCGCGCTCGATACCGATTGCGGAGAGGCCGAGGGCTTTGGCGGCTTCGAGAGTTGTGCCGCTGCCCATGAAGGGATCGAGGACAGAGCGGCAAGTTGCCGGCGCTTGACGGATGGCCCACTTCATTACGTCGAGAGGCTTTTGCGTGGGATGGGTTCGCACATCCTTACTGCCTGGCTCAACCAGAAATCCGTTCCACCGATACGCAATGCGGCGGACGCTCTTATCGAGGTTCGTCCATGCAAGCTCACAGTCGGCAAAGTCCGTATCGCCGCGGAGCTTGTCCCACACCAGCCAGCACTTCGAGGGCGGAAGGGCGAAGTAGTTTCCGCCGAAGATGATTTGATGAGCGGCGCAGGAACGAATCAGGGAGATCAGTTCATCGTCGGGCGGGGCATCGTCCCAGGCGTAGTCTCCATAGTCGCGAGGCAGAACGGCTTTGCCTTTGACAAGGCCGGTCATGTGACGCTTGACGCCTTGGCCTTGACGCTGGGCTTTGCGGCCCATGCCGATTCCATACGGAGGATCGGTGAGGAGCAAGTCTGTAGAGACGTTGCCCCCCCCCTAACACGTCTCTGCAATCTCCGCAATAGATGGTGATACCGCCGTGTTGGTAGTAATGGTTCAATCGAGCACCATACCGATGCAGTTGGTTCCGTCGTAGACGAAGTAAGCGAAGTAACTCCAGTTCGTCCATGGCGGGATATTGAGAGCGTTTCCGGAGGTCACGGCGCCGGGCGCGAAGTTCCAGGTGCAACCCGAGCCGAAGTTGACCGTCTGCGCAACCTGCACAGTCATGGAGTTCTGCGGGTTGATGAGAATGCCGAAGCGGGCGCCGGTTACCAGGCCGGTGACGTTGATGGTTCGGGTGGAGACGGTATTACTCAGGGGCAGCGTGGCCACGCTCATCATCGATCCGGCGGTGTTGAAGGTGACCGTGGCGGCGTCAGTGAGGGTGGCCTGGGTGATGGTATTGCCCGCGCCGATGTAGGACGCGGCCTGCACGTTCCACGCGGTCATGAGATCGGGTGAGACGTAAGCGATAGGAAGCGCGGGCAGGTTGGGCGTGTAGTCATCGAAGTTACAGACGCCGGCCTGGCACCAATCGGTAGACCCTACGGCCACGCTGTGAGGCTGAACGCAGTTGTAACCGGGACCGAGCGCCGAGGTATTGGCCACGGTGGAGAGTGTGACCTTGAAACAGATATTGGCCGGGCTTGTGAGCGACGTATCGGCAATAGTGAGCGTGAATGCGCCCGCACGGACGTTGACCTGTACCGGAAGAGAGGTAACCGTGCCTCCGCTGCCGACGCGATAGGATGCGGGGGTTCCGTTGGCCAGGGTGGGCTGCCAATGCAGGATTCCGGTAACAGGGTTGCCCGCCGAATCGGACAGGTAATGCGCGGTGACGGTGACGGTTTGCGCGGGGAGCGATGCGTAGAGGCAGAGCATCGTGAGGGTGATGAGGACAATGCGAATCAGTTTCATGGGTCTCCTTTGTTCGTGGTTAGGCCGAGCCGCCCTTGGATGATCCGGTGGCTTTGGTCTGGTCGCCTTCTTTGGCGTCTTCGGGCGCGTCGGCCACGCCCTTGGCATCGGTGCCCAGCTTGAGGCCGTACTTTTGAATCAGCGCCTCTTCGGCTGCGAGTTCGGCGAGAGTGTCTTCAAGGTCGTAGCCTTGCTCACCCAACAGGCGCTGGCGTGTGGTGAAGCCGTTTTGTACGCCGAGGGCGTTGGACTGCTGATCCTTGACGGGATCGACCCACGGCCAGCCGCGCGGATGCCAGTGGCATTGCTCGGCCACTTCGTCTTCGTCGCGCACACTGAGATCGATGCGGCCCGCAAGAACAGCCGAGGCTAGCCAGGCGCGGAATACGGGCTTGTGAAATACCTCGATCATCCAACGCTGGCGGACGCGCCACATATCGCGCTCGTTCAACAGGCCGGCGCGGATGGAAGAGAAGTTGACGTTCTCCAGATCTTCGGCAAGCGAGTTGTAGGAGACGCCGAGGCTCGACGCGATACCGCGCTTGACTTCCTTGACGAAGTTACCGAAGGCGGTGTTGGGATGCTCGGGCTTGAAGGTGTCAAACTTGTTGGCGCCGATTTGAAGGAAGCCGCCAGGCGTGGCTTCCATGTTGATTGTGCCGTCTTCATTGATACCCTCGCCCTTGTATTCGCCGCTGCCCTTATCGTCTGAGATGATGCCCATCTGGCAGGCGCCCACGCGGGCGGCAATGATCTCGGCTTCCATGTAGCCCTTGAGCATGTTCATCTGGAACATGGCCGGGGCCATCCACGGAACGCCGCGGGTTTGCAGGGCTGAATCGGGAAGATAGGCGTGGCAGACGATGTTGGCGGGAACGCGCACACGATCCATGGGCCGCGAGGTCCATTCATTCGGGTGGCGATTCCAGAGATGATAAGCGACCGGCTTGCGGAACTTGTCAACCTCGACGCCCATGCGGATTTCAGTTCCGATGGTGGTCTGTTCGAGGAAGAATGTGTGGTCAAGCTGATCCATATCCATGTGCTGCAGCGCGAATCCCCAGGGGTTGTTGACCACCTTTTGAATCACGAGGAATTCGCCGTCCATGGCGGCGGTGCGGATGAGGAGCCGTTCGAGTTCGTCAAAGCTGAGTTTGCCGTCAAGGGTGCAATTTCCCTTTTGACGCCAGAGCTTCCACTCGGCCTTGATTTGAGCGTTGAGTGTATCGGCCAGCTTGCCGCCGCGCAGGTTTTGCACTTTGGGCTGCATGGTGACGCCGTGCTTGCCGATGACGTTGGCGACACAGAGCGAAAGGAACTTTGCCGCAGTGGGATCGTTGTCAGCCAGTTCGCGGGCGCGGGAACGGAGTTTGCGGAGATCGGTCCACAGTTTCTGGTCGCGCGATAGGATGGAGGTTGCCCAATCGAAGGTGAGACGGCCAACCTGGGCGGCGGCAAAGTTGCGCCGCGCTACGCTGGGAGCTTTGGCCGCAACGGTGGCGCGGGCTTCCCTGAGATCGAGCGATTCAATAGCCATAGCCGAAGCTCACTCCGATGGTTTTGCTGGGCTGGGTTTCACCGCGGCGAATGCGCAGGGCGCGAACGCGCTGCTCAAAGACGGCTTTGACTTCGAGGAGTTCTTTCCAGGCGTACCGCTGCAATTCACGCTCGAAGACTTTGTATTCGCGCACGTCCTGTGTTGCTTTGCCCTGAATGAGCGCGTTGATGTTGTCAAGCGTGATTTCATCCGGCTCACGGTCATCGAAGCCGCCGGTGGCCGTTTGCAGGTTGGGCAGGACTTCGACCTTGCCTTCGCCGATGGTGAAGCGGTTGGGCGGCGTGGCCGAATCGTTGATGTAGGCTTGCCAGCGATACCAGCCGGGCGTCCATGAGGCGGTGACAGCGGCGGGGACGGTGACCTGATAATTCTGCGAACCGGGAACGATCATGGACCCGGAGACCGCGAAGTTGCCGAAGCGATTCACGAGGACATAAGAGAGCGTGTATCCCAGCGACGGCGGGTAGTCATTGCAGGGGCGCTGCCACTGCACGGTGTCTCCGGCGCGAATCTCCGTAGGTTCATTCTGCGGAGGGTTCGGCAGGGCAAGCGGGTCGAGGTCGATAGGAAAGGTGCTCACAGTTCAACAGTCGGTCCGTTGGGCAAATTAGCGCCAATTACCGAGGGTTTAGCGGGCATTACTTCCAGCCTGAGACGAATCCGGCGGGTTTACGGGCGCGGGGGAAGTTGGCGGGGCGCGGGCGTCCAGTTTCCGCCGGCGGCGCGGGCTTCGGTTGGGCGGGTTGCGCGGGCGCGGGCTTCGGCTCTTCCGGCTTCGGCGGTGCGGGCGTACCGAGCGGAACCTGCGGAGGCGCGGCGTTTTTCTGCGCTTCTTGCTGGCTCACGAGCCGGTCGAGGTTGCGCTTGATCTTGTTGAAGTTTGGCCGGAGCACTACCACGGCGGCGCGGGCGTACACCGCGCAATCGAGAGCTTCGTTGCGTTCGGAAGTCTTGACCCACTCCATGGTGGTTTCAAAGTCTTTCTTTTTGGTAACCAGCTTTTCGGCGGTAAGCTGGCGGAAAAACTCAGGCGGGAGGCTTGCGGAGAAATGGCAGTAGCTGGGGCGCGCCTCCGTGCCTCGGAACGAAGTGAAAATGTCTTCCTTCGCCGTGTCCACTCCCACTGTGTACAGCTTGATTTTCTTCGGTCCGGTTTCCGTCCCTGAACTGGCGAGTGACTTTCCCCACCCGGCGCGGCCAATGATAGCGAACCACCTGCGAAGACGATGACGTTCGGCAAAGTCATACACGCGCTGGGTGTGATGGCCGCCGGAATCGATCAGCACACAGGAGATCGGCATGGGAAAACCGAGGCTATGATCGAACGGCTCAAGCAGGTATTCGCGGAGCATTTTCCACGGGCTTTCGGGATCGCTCTCCGGCAGGCCGGGATCGCCCGCGAATACCTTGTGCTCGATGGCCCACCGCTCCTCATCCATGCCCCAGCCCCACACGGTGCATTCGAGGCGGTTGTCCTGGGTATCGACGCCGGCGGTGAGGAAGAGAACGCCCGAGGGCAACAGTTCGCCGAAGCGTTCGCGCTTTTCGAGTTCGTGCATATCCGCGCCCGTTCCTTGGATTTCCCATGTTTCAGCGAGGCGGGTGTTTACAAACGTCTTCAATCGTTCGCGGTTGTGTCCGACCGCAAGCCAATCGGTGACGATCTTGGACCAACTCAACACCGGCGAATAGAGCGCATTCATCTGGAAACCGGCTGTCTTGCCGTCGTGACTCGTGGTTGTGGCGCGCCATTGACCGCGGCGCACCATCTCGTACTTTTCGCGCTCGACGATCTGACAGCCGTTCAGGCAGACATAGTAGTAATCCAACAGGCGCGGGCGGGCTTCGGAACCTTCGGGAATCTTCTCGACTTCGTACTTGAAGTTGTTCCGCCAGTCCAACACCTGAAACTCTCCGCAATGCGGACAGGGCACGTAGAACTTCCGCTTGTCGCTGGAATCGTAGGCGGCTTCGATGCGGGAGAGATGTTTGATGCCGGGCGTGGAAGTGAGAATGATTTTCCGGTTCCAGAAAGAGGTCGTGCGCTTTTCAGCCAGGTCAACCGGGTCGCCTTCGGTGCCGGCGGATTCTCCGTAGCGGTCAACTTCGTCGGCAATGAGTACGCGGATGGGAGCCGAGGCCAGGCCCGCCGGGGCGTTGGCGCCGGTGATGGTGAGAACACCGCCGAGGAATTCCTTGTTGAGAAGAGTGTTGCCTGAGTCGCGGGCGCGCGGGCTGGGATAGATTTTCCGCAGGACCGGGGTGTCGCGAATCATTTTTGCGATGCGGTTTTTGGAGAACTTTTCCGCCTCGCGTTCGGAGGCTTGAACAACGAGGATCGGGGACGGGTCCCAGTGTGAATAGAAGCCGATGGCATTGAGATCGATTTGCGATTTGCCGGACTGGGCCGGGAGCATCATGACCACGGTTTCAATGTCGGGATCGCTGATTGCGTCCTGAATGCCGCGCTGGTACTCGGCGAAGGATGTGTTGAAGCGGCCAGGGTAGGCTCCGGATTCCTTGGGGATGAAGGCGTACTCGTCTGCCCATTGGCTGAGGGTGAGTAGAGGGCGCGGCTGGAAGATGCGCTGAGAGCGCCGGACGGCGGCTGAGAGGGCCGCAGCGCCTTCGGGTGAGGTTTCGTAGGTGCGGCGGGGACGGAGCGCGACGGTGGTCATTCCTCTTCGTCCTCGGCGGCTTTCTTTTGGCTGGCCTCAAGCACGGAACCGACCGAGGCTAGGTTGCCGAGCAGGCCATTGGTTTCGCGCTCAAGAATGGCGTAGAGGCGGGCGCGGTCGTCGATCCCGAGGAGTTGGGTGGATAGCCGGGAGGGGAGCGCCTGAATCAGCGTCTTGGTGGAAGCGTTGGCGGTGGCCAGGGCCTTCTCCACATCGGAAATGGCGGCGGCTTCGCAGCGTTCGCGGGCGAGTTGAAGCTCTTTCAAATCGGCTTCGGCCTTGGTTTTCCGCAGAATGGCCTGATCGAGGGTCTCCTCGGGGATTTCCGAGCCGTCAGGGGCGTTTCCGGGGCGTCGATTTCCGCCATTTCCGCCGTTTTCGGCTATCCGGTAGGCTACGAACCATTGGAGCGTGGTGGGCCAGTCAAGCATTCTGCCGCGGGGATCGTTCTTAGCCGGTAAGCCCTTGTCTACAATCCAGTTACGGACTTGCCTGGGGGTGACTCCGAGTAACTCCGCAACGTCCGTGACGGGCAATGCGGAGTAGTTTTTCGGGTTTTCATCCTTCGGCATAGGCGCGGAAACGGAAATGAGGGTTAAAAAGTTTGTCGCTAGGGCACACGAAGGGTGGCGCGTCACCCTCTGCGCGTCAGGTCCGGGAAGGACCCAAGCCGCCGAATGACACTGACTCCCTTCCTTTGCTCACTCTATATCTCACATCACATCAGTGAGATACGCTCCGCATTCCCTCCATTCAAGATGCGCGGCTGGCCCGTTTGGGACTCTGTGTATTGAGGCAAGGCCCGCAAGCCAAGCCCACACCGCAGCCGCGCTCTACTTCAAACCTGCCTCACATCGGGAAAACCCCGCAAAGAATCAACATGATCGGCCCATGCCTGTAGCATCCGCTTGCGATCCTCGGCGTATTCGGCCCGGTTGTAGATGCGCTTCACCCCCGCCGTCTTATGGTTCAAACACTTCTCAATCCACTTCTCATCCCAGTGCATCTCGCTTAAACGGGTGGTTGCAGTCCGTCTCAAGTCATGAACAGTGAAGTGAGGTATTCTCACTGACACTCTTGCAAGTTGTTTATTCAGTGTGCTTTTGGAGATAGCAGCCCACTTGCCATTGATCGCAGGCAACACGCATCCAACGCGCTCTTCGGGCGCTGCCAGGCGCTCAACCAGCGCCGTTGCCTGCCTGCTCAGGTAGACAATCTGGCCCTGGCCCATCTTGTCGTGTTCTTTGGGGATCGACCATTCACCCAACCCGAAATCGAACTCTGTCCAATCGGCCAACCGCAACGCGCTCTTGCGAACTAACGTCAACAGAATCAATTCCAAAGCGATCTTGTACCGCTTCGCAATCGGCGCCGCATCCAACGCCCGCAGAAACACGCCGATCTCCGCTTCACTCAGCGCCCGGTCGCGTTTCACTTGTTCGGCAATGTACTTCGGCGGAATCGCATGGGCCGGATTGCTCTCGATCACCCCGCAAACAATGGCGTAATCGCACATCCGCTTGATTACGTTGCGGATAGCCAGCGCCGCAGATCTGCGCCCCTTCGCCTTGCGCGCAAACACAATCTCCCGAACGTGATCGGCATGAATCGAAGCCAGCGGCAAGTGTCCCAGCGTTGGATACACGTCGCGCTCAAGATACCGCCGCACATCGGCAGGGCTTTGTCGATCCTCTGCCACAATCTCGCGCAAGTAACGCTCTCCAAAGTCTTTAACGGTTGATTTCTTGAGCTTGCCAATCTTCGCGCGGCGTTTCACATCCGCAGGCGACTCACCTTTTGCGATGGCCGCGGCCAACTCATCCCGCTTTTTCCGCGCCTTCTCAGCATTCACGGCGGGATAGTGGCCCAGGTAGACGTTCGCCTGCCTTCCGGCCAGCGTGTAGCGATACAGCCAACTCAAAGTTCCGCTCGGCTGTATCTCCAAACACAGCCCGCGCCCATCTGAGACCGTGTATCGGCGCTCTTTGGGCCTCAACGCCTCAATATCCGCAACTTTCAAGGGTTTCAGAGTGCCCATGTATGCAGAATGTGTACGCGAAGCGGTTTTCACGCAACTAAACGCCCTGAAATCAAAGGCAGGCTATTTATAGGGTAAGAAAATTCCCGATTTACTCCCTTCCCGGCGTTGGCTGGATGGTCGTGACAGGGCTAAACCATTTCGTTGACGCTAACAAAATGCTCTCCAGACACAGAAAAGCCCGACCGAAGCCGGGCTTTCGTTGTGAACCTGTCTGGTTTATCCGATCACCGCCCCAACCAGCGCCGCGGCCATCGGCGGTGGCACAGCGTTCCCGATCTGTTTGACCACCGCCTCGCGGTTGCCCGTGAATTCGTAACTATCGGGGAATCCCTGCGCCCTGGCCAGTTCGCGCGGTTGCAACATCCTGAATCGAATGTCGAGCATGTACTTCTCTTGCCGCGCCTCAACCACCGCAAAGCGATCTTTCGTTGTCACTGTTGGAACCGGCTCATCCGCGCCGCTCGATCCCATCACGCCGTAGTAGGAAATCAGGAATGGTTCGCACACGCCTTCGCCCATGCTTCCCGTCACCGTGCCGAGAGGATCATCCACCGACCTACTCCGCCGCGTGGTATCGCCTTCCCCGTGATTGACGGTGATGAGGTACGGCGTCACGAGCGCGCGATTCTCTTTCGTGACCAGCGTTCCCACTGGAGTGTTGACCGAATGCGCCGCGTTGGTTCCACTCCCCGAATGATCGATAGGCATCAGGAACGGTTCAACCAGGGATAGATCGCAGGAAGATGCGGTCACAGTCCGGATCGGCGCGTCGATGCTGTGCGGCTGGTCATGGTCTCGCGGATGCGGCATGATGAACGGTTCCACAATCGCCGTGTGGCTTTCAGTGACCACCGTCGCAAGCGGTTGTCCGACGCTCTGCGGGTTGCGGCCTTTGCCTTCCGGTCCGCCGGCCTGCACAATGAACGGCTCGACCAGTCCCACGTTCGCGCCCATCGTTGTCAACGTCGGCACCGGGCCGTCAATCGATACAGCGTCCTGATTATTGCGGAACACTACCAGGAACGGTCGCAGATCTTCGGCAACGCACTTGCTCAGATCAACATCGATCCCGCAAAACTTCCGCAGTCCGGCTTCGATGCGGCGAAGCGTCTTTTCAGCCAACGGCTTTTTGCGTCCAAAGATCGAGCGCGAAGGCAGTTTCCAGTTGATGATCTCTCGCGCTGTCTTCCAGGGCTTTCGCGTTTCGGCGAACATCGGCAACGAACCGCCTTTCGCCGCAGGCCGCACATGCGTCGGCTCGGGCCAGACGATCTTTTTGTTGCCGCGCCGGGCAATCAGAAAGAACCGCCGCCGCGTGGTGGGTGCGCCGTAGTCTGCGCAATTCAACACGCGATATTCCGCCTTGTAACCCAACGCTTTGAGACTTGCCACGAACTGCTGAAAGAGTTCGCCGCGCTTCGATTTCATCGGCCTTCCGTTCGCGCCCAATGGTCCCCAGCTTTGGAACTCAGGCACGTTTTCGATGATGAGGTTATCGATGTAAAGCACCTGTGCCCAGCGCAGGATGTGCCAGGCCGATGCGCGGCTCTGATCGTTGCACGGCCTTCCCCCGCGCGCCACGGAATGGTGAGTGCATTCCGGCGAAGCGCAGAGAATGTCCAACCGGCCGCCGGGAACCAACTTGAGCGGGTCAACCACATCCACGCCCGTGCAGAGATTCTGCGCCTCGGGATGGTTGAGCGAGTGTGTGTCGATGGCAACCTGCCAATGGTTGATCGCAAGCAAATGAAGGTCCGCATTGATTCGGTTCGCAGCTATGAGCATCCCTTGCGAAGTTCCGCCGGCGCCACAGAACAAGTCTGCCGCCATGATCGTTCGAGACTTACCCATTGACCTTGACCCCCGGAAACTCCATCCACTCGCGCCCATCCAACAGCGGCTCGGGTTTCTCTTTGCCCACGCGCATCATGCGGTCGAGCGGGCCGAAGTCCTGCTCTTTGATCTCCGATGGATACGCCCAATAGCTGATCTGGCCTTCGTTTTCGCGGTTGCTTGAAACGGAAGTGACCATCTGAATCAGCTTGCCGGCGTACTTAGGCTTGAGAATGTGGCAAATGGTTTTCGGAGCCCACTCGCCCCATTGTTTGAATAGAAACGGGATACCTGCATCCGCGCATTGATCCCGCAGCCGCCGCGCCCAATCCGGGTGCATCGGACGCGCCAGCGGTGTGCTCTCGCCGCCGCAGATCACCCAACCCAACAGCCACCGCTCCGTATCGCGCAGGTCAATCGGCCCGAGCATCGGCTCGCAGCTCAAAAAGAACGGAGTGATCTCCCGGCACAGTCCCAACAGTTCGGCGGCAAACTTGAACCGCTCATCGAACCGTTGCTGATCCTCGGCGGTGAATCCCAACCGCACACGCGCCGGCCACTTCTCACGCCACGAGCCAGGCAGCATGGCCTTCCAGTTCTCTGGCCTTTTGGTGAGCAATAGAAACTCCAGATGTGTGCAGGCTTCGATCTCTTTCCAAAGCCGTTCCCGCGCACCGATAGGCGCTTTCACATCGAACGTGTCTGACAGCGAGTTGACGAACACCCGCCGCATCACGCCCGCGCGTTCTGCCTTGCGGTCCCATGCCCTCAACTTCGCCCAGTTGGAATCGCTCGTCACCCGCCGCGGCGCATTCACGCCCCAGCCGCCGCCGGTCCAGTTCCACAGCTTGTTTTGCGCTTCGGCGTAGCAATGCAAACACCCCGGCGAGGCATGTTCACAGCCGATCCATGCGTTGAACGTGTGATCGCACCACGCAATTTTAGTTACTTCACCCATTTGCAACCTCCGTAACCTGCTTGAAGCTCAGCGCCCACACCCACGGATTCGTGTCCCAACCGAAACCGCGCTTGAAGTTGATGGAATTCCAAAGACTGCGGAAACTTTCGCGCGGTGAGTAACACGGTGGATCGTCTTCGCCGGCGAGATAGTCAAACCATCCATGCTCTTGTTCGTTCCAGCCGCTCAAGTCTCCGCACCAATTCGGCTCGATGCCTTCGGCCCGCGCGTCTTCGTCGCTGATTTCTTGCAGGCGCTGTACACGCACATTGGTGATCTCAAGCGTGATGCGCGAATGCTTGCGGAACATGAAGATGCTCGGCGTCCAACCGCCGTACATCCCGCCGAGGCCAGCGGCCTCAACCGGGTCGTGATCGGCGCGATAGATCGCTCTATCGCCGCGGCGGATGTGAGTCTCTTTCACCCAAATCCGGTCGCCCGTCTGTCCGTAGGGGCAATTCATCGGCGTCTCGCAGCCGTGGCCATCGTCCGTCGATTCTCCGTCCATGCTCACGAAAGGCCAATACGTTCCGTCATTCATCTCCATAAGAACGAATGCCCCGGTGTGGCGCGGATACTGAATCACCCGGCGCGTGTTCGTCTTCGCGTCCCTTCGTATCGAGCGAATCATCGGCCCGCTGAATAAGATCGGTCTCTCTTTCACTTCATCTCCTCACGCTGCAAAAAGGTTCAACTGGTCGAGCGCGGGCACAATGCGCCATGCCTCGAACAGCGGCTCGTCATCGTCTTGCGGCTCGGTGGCGCTCACCGCCTCAAGCCGATCCCACGCCTCATTGTTGTCAAAGTCCCCGGCCTGATCGATTGCGTTCAACAGCGCCACGCGCTCGGCGTTTGCATCGATCCCCAACTGCTCACAGCACTCCGGGAAGCTCACGAACCGGCGCTTGGATACCGATCCCGGCTCCGAACATGCAATCCAATCGCGGGCCAGCAACGCAGCATCCGTGGGCCTGTCCGTTGGCTTCGCGCCCGGCGCGGGCATGGCCTGCAGCACACCGCGCGATTCCGGAAAGATGGCCAGATCGCAGTTCGCATCGATCAGCGCAACCTGGATGAACCGAACATAGAACTGCATCGCAGGCGTGTAATTCCAATGCGGCCTGTCCGCCTGCCACTTGCTCACGTCTAACTTGGATTGCTGTGCCATCGCTTACCCTTCACTCGGTTTGGTTCCCTTGAAACTCGGAAACCGCTTGAGTAATTCCTCTTCGTCATAGCCGGTGCGTTCCATCCACTCCGGCGCCCACTTCCAAAACTCCGCAATGTCATTCAATCGGCGCTGTGCCTGGGTTATCCGTTCCCTCGCTCTGCGCCGCGCATCCATGCCGGCTTCGATCTCCGCCGCAACTTCGTCAGGCCGCGGAAAGAACGTCTGTCCCGGCTTGATGCGTAGCGAACCGAGCGCTTCCTTGAATCGCGGGAGGGAGTATTTCAGGGCCACTTGCTCGAAGTCCTGCAGGTAGCCTTCCATCGATTCCGCCAGGTCCTGATTCGGATACCGCAACGCCGTCTGGTCTACCAGCGTTGACAGTTCCATCCAGTCCCCGTCGCTTAACAGCCTCCGCGAGGGCTGCTCGATTAGCGTCAACGCGCTGTTTAGCTGGACTAGGCTTACTTGCTCCATTGCTTGCCTCGTTGGCGCGCTGTGCGCCGCCGTTATCGAGCGGGAACACTCCCCGCCAACTGTTCGTGATGCTGCGGTTCAAAACCGCCTCGGCCTGATTTCCCATCGCTTCAAGCCTCACAAGCTCGGCCACGATGTTCTTGCGGGCGCGGTCGGTGAGCGGCGCCCTGATCTTCCGGCGCATCTCCTCGAAGTCGTTCCAAACTTCCTTCTGAATCCACTCCGGCAAAGCAAACTGCAAAGGCTTGTCCTTTGCGGCGGCTTTTGCTTTTGCCTCCGGCTCTGGTACTGGTACTGGTACTGGTAGGCGGGATACCGTACCCTCACTAGGGATTTCTGTACGTACACGTTTCTTCTTTGTACGGACAGCAGGAACACAGAATTTCAATCCAGAGCGGTGTAGAGAATTTTTAGTTGCCTTGTCAGCGTGTTGCGCCCAATCGTGAACAACGATGCGGTGAACAGGGTGATCGTTCAGCCAGCCCGAGGCCGTCAATCCTGAGATCAGCGCGCCCGGTTCACCATCCCACTCCACCCACGCTTCGATGGCTTGGTCCGGATACTTGCCGATATTGCCCTGCGGCGTGAACCGCCCTGTGAAATGCCAGATTGCTTCCAAACATCCGAGCGCCACATACTTCGGGCGACCGATTCTGGCTTTGAGGCTTGCGAATTTTGGATGGTCCGGTACGGCCCTGAGTGCCACTACGCAGCCTCCGCTCTCTCTTGCCGCCCTTGGTGCCACAGGCCGCGCTTCGTGGGGCGCAGGGGCGGCAACGTGGCCGTCCTGTCCCGTTCCAGCATCCTGTACAGCCGCTCGACGCGCCGCGCGTTCACAAGGCTGATTCGCTTCCGCTTGTAGAAGTGAATCTCCGGCTCCTGATAGCCGAGCTTCGCGGCCAGTTCGGCCATCGTGAATCCCTGCCGCAGCAGATCTTCGATTGCCCAGTCCGTATCGGCTCCGCCCACCGTGGTTCCGCTATCCCGCGCGGCTTCGGTCACGTCCAGAATCTTGCGCTCGGTGCTCTCCCGGATGCGCCGGTAACGCCCGGTGCGAATCAGCGTCACCACGCGCTTCATCACGCCGCTTTCCGCCTCGACCGCCTTCGGGCCGATTCCCTTTTTGAAGAGACTGGCCAGATGCTCCTGCGCCAACTCCGCACTCACCGTATGGTCCGGCTCATTCAGCTTGTGAGCGGCCCGGCGCGCGCGCTGATACTCCGCATTCCCCACCCGGCAAGCCAGGCACCGGCAACTGTGTCGATAACGGTTGATGTTCCCGTGGGGATATTCAGGCGAGCGCCGCCCTACCTTTGTTTCAACGATCCCCATGTCACTTCTCCAGCCGCAACGGCATCACAATGTAATCCAGCGTTTCGCCGTCCTTCGGCGTGGCTTTGAAGAGAAGCGGGGATTGGTTCGTCTTCGGCAGCGCAATGCGCACGTCGCCTTCCAGGCGCTTGAGAAGTTGAATCAGGTAACCGGCATTCACGCCCACCCGCAACGGCTCTTTCGGTGAGCCGACGCAATCCACCGTCTCCGTCGCTTCGCCGGCCTGGGGATCGGAACTCTCGATCACGATTTGTTCGCCGAAGGTCACCGCGACCGCTGAGGTCTCCGCATTGCTCAACAACACGCAACGCTCAAGGCTCAACAGGAAGTCGCGCACACTGGCGCTCACTTCGAGCCGCTTCTCTTTCGGCAACACTTGCTCCCAGCTTGGAAAGGCCCCGGTGATCTTGCGGCATGACACAAATACCGGAGTCTCGGCGGCCACGCTGGCCAGGATCATCGATTCATTGAAGGCCAGGTCAATGCCGTCATCGTCGCCAACCAACAGCGGCAACAGAGCTTTGATAAGCCGCGCGGGCAAGAGCAGCGTGATCTTCTCCGTGCAGGGCATCGCATAGATCGTCATGCAATGGCCGTCCGTCGAGACCATCCGCAGCGTCGTGCCGTCGCCCATCAGGAGCACACCGTTCAGCGCATACCGCTCTTCGGTGCCAACCGTGATCGAGGCGAAGCGCAGAGCGCGGGCCAGGTCGCCCTGCTTGAGCGTGATGCCTTCGTTGTCCAGTTTGAAGATGCGGTTATCGGGCCATGCCGAGGCCGTGAGAATCGGCAGCGTGGCCTTCGTGCGTCCGCAGTGCATCGTGGCGCGGCGGTCCGTGGCGCTGAGTTTCACATCGTCGCCGGCCAACAGCTTCACCCAACTCAGGAACCTGTCCGCCGGGATCACAACCGGACGCGGCAATCCGCTCGTCTCCGGACACAACGCGCGAATCGCCAGTGTGAGGTCGGTGGTCTCGATGGCCAGGCCCTCGGGCAACTGCTCGATGCGTACCGATTGCAACACCGGGATTGTTGCATTGCCGCGCGGGATCGCCGGTTCCACAACCTTGAGCGCGTGTTGCAGATGAACCAGACTGATCGCCGCTTTCATCGGAGCGGATTCTACTTCCGTCTTTTCCAAAACTGCTTCCATGACCGTTTGCCTTTCTTTGAGGGTTGAGGGTGTTGAGTTATGCGGCCTGCTCTTCGGGCAGAATCAGCAGCCCGGCTTCGAGCAGCTTCTCTGTCAGCCGGTCCAGGGCCGCGGGAAACTTGTACGAGATGGTGCGAACGCTCATGCCCAGCAGACAAGCCGCTTCGGCCTGCGTGTACTCCTGAATCACAATCCGGGTGAGCATGTCCCGGTCGAGCGATGGCAGGCGCTTGATGACCTTCTCCATGTCGATGACAAAGAGCATGGCGTCTTCAAAGCTGAGGATCGGGCGCCTTGAAACCCACCCGCGCCCGATGGGGCTGTCGAGTGTGCAGGCAATGCGGCAGGGCTGCATCGACGCATAGAGGTAACGCCGCAACAGGCCGTGGGTGTGAGCGCGAAGGTAGAACACATCCGCCGGGCAGGCCGGAACGCGGGTACGCGGGTAGTGTTGCTCGAATCGCATTTCGCCAACGGGAAGACTCACACGGTTGCCGCTCATGCCTCTGCCTCGATCTCACGGAGCATCTTCTGTTTGCGGGATGGGCGCCCGCGGCGCTTGCGGCTTTCAGGGGTGGGGAAATCGGCCAGCTTGGTCTCGCAGGCTTTGCAATAGACTCCCGCGTCTTCCTGGCCGCGATACCAGAGGCATCCACAGCCCTCGCAGATCTTCAAGTCAACGCGCGATTCCATTGCGTTCCCCCAGTTTCCAAAGCTGTTCAAGTTGAGCAATCTCGCGCGCGGCCTTGCGGTCCTTGCGATGTTTCAGCCAGCAGAGCAGGTATCCGCCGGCAACCATGATTGCGACCGTGAGTAGGAGCGCAACCAACAAAGGAAACAGGGTGTCATCGTCGAAGAGATTCATTGGAAGCATCCATCTCTCACCACGCGGCGGTGAAGGTCGAAGAGCAACTGATCGTCGGCATGGGCCGCATTGACCAGGCGCTGAAAGTAGGAGAACTGCGGATTGACAGAGCCAAGGGCCGCGCGGGCCTGCTCAAGATGGGCGAGTAACTCAACGTACATCCGGTCGCGGTCGCTCACTATGCCACCGCCTTTATCAGCCGCTCTACTTTGCGGGCCATTGTCAGAGCCTCAAAGCGGCGAAGGAATTCAGTCTCCGCAGTGTGCTCGTTCAATGGGAAGATCGTTTCGGGCAGAACCTCTGCGGCTGGCCGCGAAGTGGAGTCCGTCATCAGGTCGCGCTTTTCGGTCGAGCAGAGAATTTCATCCGCAACCTTGACGAGCGGCGGCTCGATGGGACTGAGATCGAACCGGATGATTACCTCGGCCATCACCATCCGCTCGACGGCCCGGTAGAGTTCGCCGAATCCCGGCGCGTGTTTCACCGGCCTGGGAATGTCTTTGAGGTAGGCTTCTGAGGCATCGTGCAACAGGCCCCAGAAAGCCATCTCGCGGGCCGCGTGGATGCGAAGGGCCTGTGCGTCGGGTCCAACGAAGGGAAGGCGGAGAGCTTTCGATTCGGCCACCTTGCTCACGCGCAGGCTGTGATCGGCAACAGAGTAGTGGCAATAGGTCGCGCCGCTGAATCTGCATTCGTTGGAAAGGTGGTGGGCAATGTCTTCGATGAAAATCTCGTCCGCGTGAGGATCGAGCGGCCAAAACTTACGGCCCGTGAATGTGCGGATGAAGTTATCCTCGGTGCGCTTTACGCGGGGTGTTTCGGAAACCATCAGCATGAGACGGCCTCCGACTTGGAATCGGATTCGAGGAGCGGGCTGTTCTTGCGGCGGATGATGGTCTGTGCGAACCGCTCAAGGTCGCGCTTGTAGCATCCGTGGCGCGCGACGATCTCTTCAAACTCTTCAATGTCGTGGCCGCGTGTCCGCCAAACCGGACGCCCCTTTGTGTCGATGCTCGGCTCCCCGTCTCCATCGCAGGCGCGGGCCGCATGGCACATCTCGTGATCGAGCAGCGCCCGCTTTTGCGCGGTCGTAAACTCCGGGTCCTCCCACACTTCTTTGTTGAGGACAATCACGAAATCGTAATCGACCAGTTCCCGCTGCAGATCGGTGGCGCGCATCAGAAAGCCGAGAACGATATGACCGTCGCAATTGGCTTTGGAACCTTTCTTCCATGCCAGGGCGATGCGGGCTTTGGCTGTGTCGAAGTGATTCTCGGCCCTCACTTCGGCAAGCAACTCGTGAGGCCGGTCGATGATTGAAACATCGTCGGGAAGAATCAACTGGAAGGCGATCTTTTTGGGTTTTCCCATTACGCGGCCTCCGCTTCCATCACCTTGACTGCGCGATACAAATACAGGCCACTTGTGGGATTGGAGCGGACGCGCTCGATCTTCCAACCGACGCGGCGCATATCCCGCAGCCGGGCGCTGATCGAGGCTTCGCCGTAGTGTGTGCCGGGGTAGAGCTTGCGGAGATCGGCAATGATCTTGGGGAGTGTGCGCCATTGCCCATCGGCCATCAGGGCATCGACGCGCTTTTGCTGGGACGTGAGCCGTTCGCCGTCCACTTCCGGCTCGAAGGTATCGCCGAAGATGGCCGGCGCGAAGTTGTTCAGGCCGCCGAGGAGATCGGCTTGAAGCGGATTGCGGCCCAAGGCGGCGGTGTGCGAAGCGTTGCGGATGTGCGCTCGGACGGTGGTCATGCTTGCACCGCCTGATTCCAGAACGCGGTGGCCTTCGCGCCTGAATAGTCGCGCATTGGCATGAGCAGGCCGCAACTCTTCCGGCCACTCGTGATTGAGCTTTGGCGGGATACGAGAATGACCGATTTGTCGTCGCAGACCGAGAGGCAGATTCCGGTGCTCCGCTTCTCGGTCCCGGCAAGCGATTTTGCAAGAGAGAGAAGCAACTCTTCGGAAAGGAAGATAGAAGTGGTGTACTTCTCAACTTCTTTCGGAAACACCGCAGCCCATTGCGGGAACTGGCCGTGCATCTTGTCGAACGATTGAGCGCGGCGCGAACCGCCCACCGACACGGTGATGGAATCCTCGGCGGCGCGAATGAAAACATCGGGTGCCTTGGCTTTCGCGGTGCGGGGTTTGAACTTAACAAACAGAGCGTCCGCAGCCCGAAGAGCATCGACCGGGACGAGGAAGGATTTTTCCTCGGGTTCCAGGAGATCGGAAACATCCATGACGGCAAGCAAGTGGCCATCGGTCACGACGGCGGCTTTCTTCTCAGCGTCGATATAGACCGCGCGCAGGGTGTAGCGGCTTTCTTCTTTGGAAGCCCCGCACCACATGCCTTTGAGTGCCTGGCTGTATTTCATCCCCGCACCGCCTCTGCGCCGATTGCTTCGCCGGCTTCCATGGCGGCCCATTGGCGGTCATTCTCGGCGCGCAGGGCGTTGGCGGCGTCGATGGCGGAGATTTGCTTGACGATTCCGGGGCAAGCGGCCTTTTTCCAGCGTCCGATGAAGATCGGGGCATCCGTGACGCCGCCCAGCCACATCTCGGTATTGAAGATGTAGAGGCGGGTGGCGCCGCAATCCAGGCAGGTTTGGTGATCGTCGAAGGGGAGGGTGATGTGCCGGTGGGAACATCCGAAGGTTACTTCGGCGACCCAGGCAGCAAGTTTTTTCAGCCGCCAGGCCAGCTTTTGGCTGTAAGATGGCGTCCAGTTGAGGGCGTAGCGATAAGCGGGCGTTCCAACGGAGGGAATTGCAATGGGCATCGGTTATCTCCTTAAGAATCAGGAAATAACCTGTAAGTGGTGGGCAGTGAGGGACTCGAACCCCCGACATCCTGCTTGTAAGGCAGGCGCTCTAACCAACTGAGCTAACCGCCCACGCGT